TCAGCTTCAATCTGCTTATCAACGCTCGTAATTTCATCTTCAGACATATAGAGAACGTTTTTACGAATCCACTCTTTAGAATAGTACTCACCTTTGTACTCATCAATGTCACGCAAAATCTGCAAACGGTTTTGTAGAATTTCAGATGTCTTCAACTCTTCAAAATGATTATCAGACATAAAGTCATATCGTATTTGTGCTTGAATGCCAGCCCACTCTTCTGGTGCAATTACACCTTTTAGAATAAGTTGCTTCTCAAGTATCTTGTCAAACAAGATAGCAAATCTAGCACGTAGTCTACGAATAAACTTACTAAACTTAACTTCATCACGACTAATCTCTGATGCTCTTCCTAATGAGAAGCCTGCATCACTCTCTAAACGAGAAACAGGAACGTTCAACGCTTTGAACAAACGCTTTTGGAAATATTCGACATCATCTAGTTCGCCTAGATTTTGTCCACCTGGTAGAGTCGAAATCTCTGTACCACGACCACCCTCTCTTCGAGGCAACCAAAAGTCATCAGTCATTGACATATGACGACGGTCATCCTTGACCTCCCCCGATGTCGCATCATATACTAAACGATTCTTGTGTTTAGTCATCATATCACGTAGATATTGTTCTGCTTTCATTTTAGGCAGATTACCTACATCAATATAAAAAATTCTTCTTTCAGGCGCACGTGAGATACGATAGATAACTACTGCATCTTCCATAATGCGCAACTGGTTTAAAGGCTTGTGTGCCTTGTGTAAATGAGACAGTACTAATGTAGTGTTCTCATTCAGTAAACCTGAGTTACAATTTACAATAGAGTCTCTTGCAATACGTAACCCTGCGGCGTTTGTATTATTAAGATCATATCCACTACCTATAGTTCCACTATTGGTGTTGTGAAAACCCTTCTCATTATAAATGTAATACTCGTTTTTGATACGTTTAAAGAAAGTTGAATTGCCACTCTTTGTAGTGCTTCTTTCTTTGTCAAACTCTCTAATCTTACGTAGCTTACGTGGATCAATGTATCGTAACTCTAAGATACCTCTCTTAGGTTGCTTCTCATCAATCATCACGTGAAAGTTTAATCTACCATCAACGTACCATTTTGTAAAAATATCATATCCATGATTTGAAAAGTCTAATAGTCTAAGACAATTATCAAACTCTTCTCTAATTCTTTTCTTAATATTATCTGGTAAGTCTACGTCATCTGTTACACACTCAACAGGTTTGCTGTCGTATGTGATATTAATAGACTCATTCACAATATCATCAACTGCCATTTGAACTTCTGGTTGTTGCATCATACCACGGTATTTCTGCACTAACTCAGCTTCGGACTTAGCAGTACCCTCTAAATCGATAAAACTACTTACAGCGCCGCCAGTAGCCGTAACGCTTACTGCGCCATCGTCATTGTTCGGTTCTGCGAAGGAACGTAAATTCTTGTTCTCTTCGTTTTTTCGTTTTATTTCAAATCCAAATAATTCCATACTTCATCCTTTAATAAGAGAGAGGCATTATACCCCTCTCTTTACTTAGTCATTCTGGATTAAGCGTTTGTGCCAGCGTTACCTGTTGCGCCACCGCTTACTTCCCACCAATCATATTGGAATGTCACATCAAATCTTTCAATGTCATCTGTAGTTGACCAATCCATTGTGATTGCCGCTACAGTTGTTGGGAATAGTCCATTAAATGTATATTCACGTAGTGGAACACCAGTCTTAGAATACTGAATGATCTGCGCCTGAGATTTATACTCAGATGCTTGTGCAGTATTCAACTGTCTTTGGTTGCCCTGGTGACTATTGATAGAAGCCATCCAGTTTTCCATTGCGTTGCGAACTAGAAAATCTTCATCGTTCATAATAGTCACAGTCCATTCAGCGAATGTTCTGTCTCCAGCTAGTTTTACTTTACGCCCGAAGTAGGGGATTTCAATCGTCCCCAATGTTGACTCCGGGAGTGCGGCAGCTTGAACCATGAAGGGTGTCTTAATGTCTGCAATTCCGTTGATCGGATTAGTGATCTGAACTTGGAAAAGAGACGCTTTAGCACCCCCGAAGGTTAGCTGGCTCTTGATTTCATTAATGTTGAAAGCCATTGTGCGTTATCTCCTCTTTCTTTTATTTATGTTACTGACCAACGATCTCTGAGAATTCAACACCAGTTCTAACTGCAACAAAGTTGAGTTGGATGAAGTTGATAGCACGTGCAGGCTTGATATAGATATCGCCTACAAACTGATTGCTGTCAATCACCTGTGAAGTGTTGTTAGTCTCATCGCAGACAACTCTGAAGTCATAGATACCTCTACGACCTTGAACATCTCGTAAGAAAGGCTCAACTAGATTGCGGAACTGCGCTCTGGTAAACTCATCGTTAAATTCGAATAGAGTAGACTTAGAAGCAGTTGAGATTGCTTTTTCAAGAACGATAAACAAACGGCGGACGTTAATTCGGTCGAATGCACTCGGTTGGTTCAAATATGTTTTATCACCAAATAGTAGCGTACCTTGCCCTGCTTGTGTGATAACGGGGTTGATACCGTTTTTGTACAATAAATCACGATCTGTCTTAGTTGGGTTTAATGCCAACTTAACAACGTTCTTAATTCCACCACGACTATAGCCTGCTGGTGAGAACCAAGGATCACGTGCATCGTCTGTTCTTGCACATAGACCTGCTACATCACCGTTTAGTGGAATCCAACGATATACATCGTTGTACTTATCGTACTGATACTTATGTCCACTGTCTACAACTGCGTAAGACGATGATGATAGTGTTGATACTGCTGTAACGATATCTTGTGCTGATGCTGTGTTAGGTACATCTGGTGTGATAAACGCCATACAGTCTTTTCTAGTTTCTGCGATATTATCAATCACGTAGTTCTGTACAACCAAATCTGGGTGACCAGTAAGAAGTAGAGACACATCAATGTTCTCAGCCGCTTTAAACTTGTCCCAACCTAGTCCAACTGGACCTGCACCGATTGCTGTTTCACTCGAACCGTCTGCGCCAGTTGTAAATTCTTCTACTGCCGAAGTACCTGCAAATGATGCGGCGCTCTTAACTCTTACATAGTTAGAGCTATTTTCTAGTACTTGATTGATATATGAAGTTGAACCGTCAAAGTTTTTGTCTGTAGCGGTATCGCCCAAGTTCTCAAACTTCTCTAGTACACCTGCTTTACCAGTAAATCCACCCTTATCAAGAACTATTACGTGAAATCCACGACCACCTGCTCCTGCTACGGGTGCAGAATCAAACGATGAAGCAAATTGCCATTGTCTGACGAAGGAAGCTTCGGCATGAGCCGCAGTTCCAACAAACTTTCTGTCAAAGTTAACTGTCGCAACAGTATGTGTACTGTTTGCGTTATCTTCAACACCAGTTACGACCAATTCTTGCCCTGCGACAATTACTGATTGACCAAGGGTAAGCCCGTGTGAGGGTGTTGTATCGTTTTCAGTGATAGTACCGATTGTGCTTGATGCTGGAATGTTCAATGTTTCGTTTACTGTAGTACCCGCATAGCCTGCGTTGTCACACCATGCAACTTCGATATCATTTCCTAGTGCGCCTTCGTAAGCGCCTTCGAAGTTTGTACCTGTTGCTTTTACGCCATTTTCGTGTACACGCTGAACATACAATGCATCACTGTATGATAAAAAATTCGCCGCTGTAAAAAAGGTTTCTGCATTTGACCAAGTTGTGTTGGCGAAAGGTTTGCCAAAACGGTTTACTAGGTCAATTTCAGAGCCGATTAGAACGGGTTCGTCGGTTGGTCCCCAACGAAATACGCCAGCGATAGCACCTTCAGTTGTAGCCACTGCTGGCACAACTGTTGTTAGATCGATCTCGCTAACGTTAACTCCTGGACTTAATTGAAAAGCCATCTCATTTCTCCTTGTCTATTATGATTTATAGATTTCAAATCTTTGATCTTTGTCGTTATATTTATAAAAAACTCATCTCTAGTAATTGAACCAGTTTCTGAAATCCCTTTCTCCCATAAGCTCGGAGTCCTCTTCGTGCATGTTATTGAAGCCTACTGGTAGTAAACTCTCCAACATTTCATCTTCATTTCTTTGCTTTAGTTTATTCATTGTATTGATATCAGTAATCTCTCTAAAGAAAGTTTGGTCTGATAGCCAAGCAAATAATACTAAACACATGACTAGATCATCATGGTTACCCGATTCCGCTTCGTAAGAGTTGCCTCTACGTGAAAACGTAGATAGTTCTCGTATCGTATCGTAATCATTAATTAAAATTTGATCTTGCTCAATGAGCATTTTTAGCATGTTACAGCCTATTGACTTTACAGATTTTGTGGTTCTAATACCTTTATCGGTAGACTTACCAAACCCACCTGAAATCCTTTTACCTGCTCTGCCTGCTGATTCTGTGTGCATAAGAGTTTCGACTTCGAATTCATAGTGTAAAATCTCAGATACTTGTTCACCTATGTCATTAATCTCAATTAATGTATATGCATCATTATATTGCTTTGTAGTTCTATATATTATTTCCGCATAATCTATTGGTGTGATCATGTTATCTCTGTATACGCAAACTTGTTTATAAGGCATACTAGTCACATCTATTATTTGAAATGCTGAATAGTCCAGACCTTTTCCTCTAGATACGTCTACTACACATACATACGTATGATCATCTTTTCGTTCTTCAAGTATTTTAATATTCTCTGCTTCCGCAAGAGGTTCTTTCCATACTAAAGATTTTAGTTTAGAGCCTTCGATCAAAGTACCAGATGACCCTAAAAACTGACATTCAAACTCTTGCGAGAACTTCTGATAGTCATTATCCATCGCCGCTAGAGTTTCGTCTTTCCACTTATCGTCACGACCTGGCACTCTTTGCCAAGGCACTTCGATAAAGATGTATCCATTACGACCTTCTTTTGCACCTTCACACGTTTTATAAAAATGATTTAAACCATTTGGTGTAGAGGTGAAAAGTATCTTTGTTGTATTACCTGATGATATCGTAGGGAAGACTGAAGCAAAAAATTCATCCCAGTTCTCGACAAAGGCTGTTTCGTCAATGTATAGAAATGAGATAGACTTACCTCGAATAGCACTAGAAGAAGTAGCACCTGCAATGATCTTACATCCGTTCTCGAATTCAACGGAACCTTTGTTCCATTCAATGACCCCTTGTTGCATCCACTTTGGGAGTGCTTCATACGCTATCTTAATCCTATCAAGTATTTCACGGGCGGCATCGCCCTTGTTCGCTAATAGTGCAACAGTCTTATAATCATTGAATAGTACATAATGTAGAATTACTGCCACGGCTGTAGTTGTTTTACCTGCTTGTCGAGATGTGTTTACTGTCACACGCCTGTTGTGCGTGATAGCCTCGATAATATCTTTCTGATAATCATACATCTTAATAGGAATTAACCCATGATCAACATGTACGATTTTAATATACTTTTCGGAGAAGTAAGTGGGATCTTTAGCACATTTAACAAACTCGGTAACCATCTCTTGATCAAACTCAATGGTCATACCTTTGCGCTTGATATTTACATTACCGTTGTAACCCTTTATGTTACTTTCATCAAGCGTTGTCATTCTTCATATCTTTTAATAGTTGCTGAAGTTCAGCAGTTGATCCTACAAACAAATTATTGTTTGTTACTGGTTTACTTTCTTCTGCTTCTTCTGCTTTCACTTTCTTGTCACCCATAGACACTAAGTCTTTGTTCGCATCTACTAGCGTCTTCATCAATGTAGAAACGACTTCATATGCTCTAGGATGCTCAGATGCTTTTGCTACATCTAGCATATCCTCAAGTGCTTGAGTACCTTTTTCAATAACATTATAGAAGTTAGTTCTAGCGTAATCGTAATCACGCTCACTTCTATCATCTTGTTCTACTACTATCTCTTGTTTTGGTTCATGCTTTATGACTTCACCTTGTAGTGGTGGTTTCATAGGTTCTAATCCAAGAGACTTACCAATCTCATCATCCATTACGCATCCTCTACTTGAACAATAAACGCCCAGTCATCATCAATATTTATGTCATTATAATCTACGGTATTGTCAGCAGAGTCGGTTGGAGTTCCATTTGCAGTAAGCCCTGGTTGAACAGTAACTTTTTCTTCGGCTTGTGTTGCTTCCATTGGAGCGAATACAGATGCTTCAGCAAACTTAATAACTTTACGATTTGATGTTGGACCAAAGTAAAACGCCTTCATCGTAAAGTCAAGCGTCCAGATTAGTGAACGTCTCTCTTCGAAATTACCTTCGTAAACATCTTCTTGTGTTACACTATTAAGTACGATAGGAATGTCTAAGTACAATTCCATGTCATCAAGTATCTTAACAGTCGGTGTATATTCTGGCTGAAAGTATGGTAGAATTTGCTCTAAAATCTTTGTACCGTCTTCGTTATACTTCGTCATGATGTTTAACTGAAGATTTAAATCATATGGCGCAGGTGTATACTGTGAAGATAAAACGTTGTCTGTAGTCGCATTACCCTTGACATACTTCTGTAGCCCACCTATTTTGCGCTCTGGATTGAACGTCATACCAGTTATCTCAAAAGACATTCTTGGTAATGTAATAGCAGGTGAACGCAAGTCGTTATCTGCCTCTAGTCTTGCAAGTAACTTCTGCATAGGTGCATAGTTAATTGGGACCTTCTGAGACAGCTTCAGAGCGCCTGTGTTGTCTTTTCTGCGGATAATGATGTCATTGAATAGAGTACCAAAGACAGCAATATATCTGCGTGTTGTTTCGTTATAAAAATGATTACCAAACATTAGAAGTTATCCTCTCCAAATGGATTGCTCTCAGAGAAGTCTAAAATATTATCAGCAATCGTTTCAATTTCATTATTATCTGCTACAGCATCGTATGTGTCAACGTTCTCAAGTTTGTCTGCGTAGACGATAATCTCTCTACCCATGTATTCGTTACCAACACCAGACTGTAGATAGTAATAAGAACCAGCAGTTGCAGGCGTCCAAGTAAGTCCAACAACTACAGAAGGATCA